GATTTGTGGTCCAGCGCCAAGAGTAAGAGTACCTTGGTCTCCTTGGTTAACGAGAAGCATTGCATCATGACGACCATTAGCAGCAGAATCAGCAATCAATTTGCTGTACTGTTTAGGGTCTACCATGATTACGTCTGGCTTACCAAAACGAGGTGCACTGTGAAGCTCACCAAGTACGTCATGAAGCTTAATAGCACTTAGAGCATTACCAGCAACATCTTCTTGGTTTGTAGAGAAAGGTTTACCACCAAGTTGTGCATCACGAGCGCCACTTAGGTCACGCTCGATTTGCTTAAGAACGCCGTCAAAACCTTTAGCTTGAACGTCTTCGTCACCGTGGAAAAGCTGAACTTCTGCTTTGCGAAGAAGGCTCATTGTACCACGCTCAGTTTCCTCTGCAAGTGCATTAGGATTGCTTCCGATGATACCAACTAGAGTTGATACGTCTGAAATTTGGCGTCTTTCTGCCATATACTTGATTTTAACAGATTTACGCTCATAGCTTGACTGTGAACTTCCAAAACTAGAAGCACTTCCGCCACCTTCAGAGATGAACGGGTCCATGTCGATGCCGTGCTCTTTGATTACAGCGTACTCATGTACAGTGTTAGAAACTTGTACCTTAGGAAGCATAGGCCACAATACTAAGTCTCGCATAGTATGAGTAGCGCTAGCCAAGGTTCCTTCGATTGATTGTGGAACGAGAGGGCTAAAGCTTCCGTCCATTACAGCAGGTGTTTGATAACCAACACTGCTATTCTTTTTAAGAGCATCATTCAAGCGAGTGAGCTCGTTAACATTAATGTTTTCATTTAGTCCAGGTAATTGCATCATTATTCTCCTTATATTATAGTTTGATGTCTTTAATGGAAACGCCTGCTTCAAGCTGACTTACAGCTTTAAAGAGCTCAGAACGTCGGTGTGTATCTGCAGTAGATATTTCTTCTAGGGCTTTGTTGATGAGGTCTCCACGAGTAGGTCCTTCAACGGACTTCTCAATAGTTTCCACAACAACTTCTGGTTTGTCTTCAACTTCAATAGTAGATTTAACAACAGGCTCGTTTTCAAGTACTTCGACTTTTTTAACGAGTTCTTCGTTTTCTACTTTAGTAGTCTCGATATTTTTCTCTAGGTCTTCGAATTTATCATCAAATGACTTAGAGAGTTCTTCAGCTTTAACTTCAATGTGCTTCTCAATATCCTCATTAGTAGGGATATTAAGGTTAGCAAACATTTCCGTGACTGTTGCCATCTTACCAGAAAGTTCATCAACTGCTTTTGAGAGGGCATCAAACTTCTCAAGTTGTGCTTCGATGAGCTTATCGGCGTTTTTGGCAATGGTCTCACTAACTTTTGTTTCATTGTCGAGTTGTTCTTTAATTTGATTCAGAACGTTCTCAACATTATTTGTGTTGATTTCACTCATTGCGTTAACTCCTTATTTGTTTTATAAGTGATTTTGACTTGTGTCTTAATAGTGTATCTATATTTTGCAATAAATAAATAACATCTTAAGCAAAGTATTTGCGCTGCCGATAGCAAATGCATCACGAGCACCTAATACTATTTATATACCTCAAGCTGTTTTTTATAAATTACGCTAAAAAAAAGTGTATTTATTTTTGCACGAATTCTTATTTTTCTTCTTTTTCTTTCATTTTGTAATACATTTTACGTGCAATCATCTGATGAATTAGCTCCATAACTTTGTCATTACCAATTTCAGGATACTCACGAAGTAGTCTCATTACTATTTCTTTAATCTCTTCATCTGATAAGTCAAAGTCCATTGATGAAACTTCTTCTTCTAAACTCTCCATAGAGATAGGTGCCATACTTCCTGATTCATCAGCGTCAGCATCTGCCTGAATGGATACGTCTTCTATGTATACTTCTTTGCCTAAACCATAGGGTTTATCATTTGTAGTATAATCATTATCTTCTTCATGTGTAGGATGAATTCCGGGACCTTCTGGAGTAGGCTCCATGTCCTTAATCTTCATCTCTTGCATTATTTTTTCATACTTCATTTTGTATGATTTCATTTCTTCCATTTGTTCACCCATCTCAATACAGAGATAATGGTAAGACGCCTGTAAGTAATCTAGAGCCTTTGTAATTTTAGCCTGTGTCCATTCTGGCATATCTGCATCGTCAGGTAGCATACCTAACAACTTACAAAGTTTCATTGAGTAGTCTTCTAACATTTTTGCTTGTCTATACGACATTCGAACGTCAGAGTATTCGTAATGTTTTTCCATAGTTTGTTTTACCTCATTGCTTTCATTTTCAAGTATAGATTTTACTAGTTTCATAGTTGCATCTGCATTACATGGTGATGAAGTAATAGAAATGTTAAGGACACGAGCTTTCTTGATGACCTTAGGATTACGTTTATCTCTTTCTAATACATTACCTTCGATACTAAAACCTAAAGTTCGTCCACCGCCAGCAGATTTCATTGCTTGTGCAGTTTCAATTATCTCTTTAACTTCTTGTTTCTTAGTATATAAAACACCACGTACTCCAGTTGCTCTTTTACCGTCAACCGTTGTTGTGAAAATTTTTGAAGGATGTCCTAAAACATATTTTGGTCCGCTTAAGTGTTCTAAATTAAATACACCACGTTTAAGTGCATAACTAAAGTCCAAGCCTTCTTGAAGAATAACTTCTCCACTTTCATCAACTGCTTCTGATGATGCGATACCTTCTATTTCAAGTGCACCATCATCTTCTTTAGCTTTACTTAGGTCAAGTGGAGACCAGCAGCTAAATACATCAAGTTTTTTCATAATCAATCCTTATATATTGTCTCTAGTGCAACACCAAGTGTGGTACCGCTTTCTAATAGTGTTTTAAGCTGCATCATTGCATCTCCGCCTACTAGTTGATAGTTATGATGAGCAGGTTTAACTCTACTCTGTATATTAAACGCTTTCTTAAGCTGTTGTGGAGTAATATGTTTTCTTACACTAATAGCTTTTGCTAATCTCTTAGATGCTCCACTTCCTTTTAGGCTTTTACATAAAAGTGCATTAGCTGAAGTTTGTATGATTTTGTCGCCAATACTCATAACCTTTTCAGGCTTGACTTCTTCTTCTATTAAAGGTTCAATATGTTTTTCTTCATTCATACTAAATAAGTCAATGTCTTTAGAATCAGTTTTAGATAAATCATTCAAGACAGTGTCTAGTTTTTCTGTTTTAATTTTGTTTTCTTCTCTGGCCTCATGGAGTAGTTGCATAAATGATGACATAACTTACTCCTATAAATACCATTTAGCTGGAATAACTTTGTCTTGTTGTTTGTCTAATAGTCTATACCAGAGTTCTACGTTTTTTTCTAAATCTTTCATGTTTCTCTCCTTTATATAGACTATATATTAACAAAGTTTCTATTTTTATTTACTTTTTTCTTTTTCTTTGCGTTCTATTATCATTTCTGCCCATTTACGACCGCTATCTCCCCCCCAAAGCAACCAACTCACAAACCCTTTGTCTTCATACCATTCCTTGCCTTCTCCGACTTCTTTGTTTTTCTCATGTCTATCAAAGAAAGCTTTCATACGTTTTACAGTTTCATATGATATTGGGTCTCTATTTGCTAGTTGTCTTGCTCTAACTCTACCAACCTGAGTAGCTGCATCACTTCCGTGTTCTTCTATTGCTTTAATACCACGTTTAGCTTCTTCTGCAACTGTTTGTGTTGGAACAAAGTTTTCACTCTTATAAAGTTCCATAGCCTTCTTAGCTTTTTCACGTTTATTTTCTAAGTGTTTATCCCATAAATGTTTATCAGCTTTTCTTGCACCACTTTTACTGTCAAATAAGAAGGCATAGCAACGAGCTTTTGCCCAAGACTGTGGAGTTTGACCGGGTCTTGTTCCACTAGATGCAGCAGCTGCTAAACCTTTATCATAAACTTCTTCAATAATTTTCTTAGAAACACCTGAAACTTTACTACAAGCTCTAATGAACTCGTCTTTCCCAGGTTTCTTTATTTCTTCACGTACTTCGTCAGCTTTCTTAGACTTAGTACCTTTATTTTGTTTCTTTTTCTCTATGTCTTCGTCTCCGGGAAGTGGAGCATAAATTCGTTCTCCAGTTTCTTCAAAAACTTTTTTACGTCTTTCTATTTCTTTTTCTCTTTTACGAGCAGTCGCTTCATCTAAACCTTCGAAGTATTGTGCAGGATGCTCCTGTCCATCACCATCAAAGTCTACTTTACTTTTTTTTTGTACCTGCTCGGCTTTTATTTCTGCCTGTTCTGCAGCTGCTTCTGTTTTTATCTCTGTAATTTCCTTATTGTTAACGTTAACCATGTCTTTTGCTTTTAACGTACCAAAATGTGCAGCTATTAAATCGCCATCTTCAACTCTGTCTAAGTCATGAAGTGCTCTAATCTCATTGATTGTCATATACTTCATGCGATGTTGTTCAATTTCAATCTTTTGTTTCCCTGGCATACTATCTAAACCAATAAAAGAAATCTGAAACCTTGGGTCAATCTGATGTATGATGTACTTATTTATCCAGCTTTGTATTGAACGAATAAGTGGTCTTAAACCTTTTTCTTTACCCATTAAAACACGTGCAGTTGGGTCTGCTTGAATCAATGCAGAACTTTGTCCTTCACTACCAAAAACAAATCCTATTTCTGCAGGGTCCATCTGATATACACCACATAATACTTTGATTAAATAACTAATCCAAGCATTGTATTCCATCTCCCTATTCGAAGAACCCATAGAAATACTTCTAATGTCTTCATCACCTTCAGGGTCTAACTGTATTAAAGGAGTACGTTTAGCGTTATTAACACCTGTAAGCATTTGGTAAAACTCACGTCTAAATACTCTAAATAACTTAGGGTCCATTTTAGACTTAATAGCAATTATACCATTTGCGCTTATTCCGTTATTGAAGTTTGAAGCATTATATATTTCAGCACTCATTAAGTTCTGTATAACACTTAACAACTCTTCCAATTCAGGATAACCGTACTTTTTACTTTTCATAGAAGTTCTTGGACGTCTTACACCAAAGCATAAGTCTCTTTGTCCAAACTCTGCTACTACTTTACCCTCTATTACCTGACAGAATGCAGCTTTATCAGGGTCTCGTCTTCCTTTTTGTTTCTCTTGTTTAGTAAGTTTTGTTCTCCTAATACTTGTTGCATCAACAGGGAGAAAACCAATAACGTCTCCTTTCCTGTTTTTTACAACTTCAAAATTACACTGGTCGTATATTAGACTGTCTCTAACAATTTGTCTTATAAATCCTTCGAATGTTAGCTCGAAGTCTATTGACTCACTTCCACAATCCTGTATGAACCTTTTTATTTCGTCCATTTTTTCTAAATCAGCCGGTGTCGGCTCCGCTTTTTCGTCTCTTAGACGTATTTCAAACCCTAAATCATCGTCGTTTGAGTATTGTGCAAATTCTGCAGCTTGATTAACTCTAGTCTGTATGATTGCAGATATCAAGGGGTGTTTTGATAGATGTTCTAAGGTGTTATATCCTATCTTCCCATCCTCCAGTACTTCAAGGTAATACTCCTTTCCAGCACTGTCGTAAACACTTTGCATCATTTCTGAATTAGCAATGTCGTAAGGATTAATCTCATATGACAAAGCTTCTTTTTTTAACTCATCCAAGACTAAACTGTTTGGGTCATCCTCTTCAATGAAGCTAATTTGAGGTGGTGCAACTTCTGGTACACCTAAAAGTCGTTTCCATAATGATGCCATGTTTACTCTCCTATCTTCTATCTTCCATTATATGTGTAATGTTTGTATCAACTCTAGTCAAAGTTTGTTTCATTAGGGTCATGTCGTTTTTTAAGTCGGAGATTTCTCCTTTTAGGTCTCTTATGTCCTGACGTTGTTCTCTAAGTTGTTCAACTTCTGTTTCGAGTTTTTGGATTTGTTTTGCCGTTTCCTTCGCATCTTTGTGCCAAGCAAAAAAGAAACCTAAACCGGCGATTATAGTTCCTATTGATATAGCTACATGACTTTCCATCTAAATTTCTTTCAAAAACGTTTTCCGGGACCCACCATCCCGGACTTGCCTCAATTGGCCCACCTTCGTACTACGAGGGTATCTACATTACTGCTGTTTAAACATTCTAAAAAACCTAAATAAAACATAAAGGTAAATTTAGAAGTTTAAACTCTAATCATCCTCGTTATTCTTAGAACGTGCTTAAATCAACAGCTTTCCAAGAGTTCGAACCAACACAAACATAAAGTTTGTTAGAGTCAAAGCGAATATCACCAGCTGTACCTGAAGCAGACACAGAAGCCGGAGCGCTACCTTCTAGTCGGAATTCACCTGTAGCAAGACCAGCACAATCGATAGAAGTAGCTTCTAGAGCGCCAATGTCCATTGCACCCTTAGCATAATTTCCAGAAACAGCAACTTGGTCAGATGAAGGCTCAGTATCGTGTGTAAAGGGTTTGAATTTATCGTCAGTCTCGTCGAAGAAGAATCCACAGAAGCTACTTGAGCCACGTTGTGAATAGAAACCATGGTCAACAGCTGATGTATTATTTACACCAAGCTCTAACAATGTATCACCAAGAGTCACGGTAGCAGCTGCAGCAGTAAGATTACCACCAACAACAACATTACCAGTTGAAGTTATATTACCACCAGCAGCTAAATCGCCGGCGATGGTCACGTCATCAGGTAAACCGATTGTAATAGTATCGTCAGAGATAGAAGTCTCAATCTCATCATTAGTTCCGCTGATAGTAAGAGTTCCACCAAGGAGAATGTCATTAGAGGTCCCGCTACCAGCAGCAAGAGTAAGGTGGTCGTTAGCAATCATATCATTAGTAATTGCATCGTCAGCAATAGCAGAAGTCATTGCAACATTTCCTGAACCATCAAAAGCAATATTAGCAGCGGTCACTGGACCTGAGGTAATACCGATGTTCTTAGTTGCAGCAAACTTAGTAGCTGTTGCAGCATTACCAGAAGTTGCAGCGTTAATGGTTGAAGGCAAGCTAAAGGTAAACTTGTTATCTCCAGATGCATAAGCAACATCAATTTCATTTGAAGTACCTGCAATATCGATAAATCCACCTAAGTCAATAGTTTCTTGTGAAGACCCAGCAAGTTTAAGCTCGATACCACTATTAGTAAGCTTACCATTAGCGATAGAACCTGCAAGCATTGCATTGGTAATACCAGTGCCTTT